GAAGATTTTGTAATATGGATTGTAATTGTGTTAGTTCTCGTGCTTGTACTGCAAAACCAGGTCTGAATAAAATACGATGAAAATTTTTATCTTCGCTAAAGTCGTCATAATATGGCGCAACATTTAAATCTGTTTTTTGTACCATATTAGAACTCTATAATTATCTTTATGTCTTCGGTTTGATCTGAAACTCTTTGTATTGGTTTTCTATTTTCTGTATAAATTATGTTACCAGAGTCAAACTTTAATTCTGGGTTTGCATATCCACTTGTCAAAGTGATTGTATTACCACCTGCAAGTGTTACACTTTCAGAACCTGTTGTACTTGGCGTTCCTACAGCTCCACTTGTTGCACCAGTGATATTATTTGTACCACTAAATGCAGTGAAAGATTGTGTAGTAGTTGCTGTTCCATAACTTGAAAATCTTTCTTGTTGATAAAATAATAATTTTCTAGAATTATCCCATTCAACCACTCTACCAACGGCGCCTGTAGTTGCTTGTGTAATCTGTTCATCAACATCAAAGTTTCCTGTGTTTGAAGAAAACTTAACAACATATGTCATTCTTCTTGTTGATGCAGTTGCAATAGTTGATGTTCCAAAATCTGTTGGATCTACAACGATACCTACATTTCTAAAATCGTTTGCAGTTGTAAAGTCATCACCCTCTGCTTGAGTTAGTGTTGTATTAGTTATTACAAAGTGACCACCTAGTTCATTTACAGCGTTTGCACCGTGGCCATCTTTAGGTGATATAATTGGACGAATAACTGCACCAGTACCAGAACCAACAGTTGTTGATGATGATAAAGCTGCATCAGAAAATACATTTGTTAATGATACGTTTGCAAAAGTATAACCTGATCCACCTGCATGTATTGTTGTATCTGTTCCAGCAGTTAAACCAAAATCTGCAAATGCTCCACCTGAAACAGTTGCACGGACTATTGCACCAGAAGATGTTCCTTGACTTGTGCCATCACCAAATACAGGAAAGTAATATGTTCCGTCATTGTAACCAGATCCTACAGTTATCGCAAGTGATTCTATCTTACCATCAGTTGCGGCTGCTGATACAGTTGAGTCTGTGGATACTGGCATGTAATCAGTTGTTAAAAATTTAGTTGCCTCTGAGGATGTTATCTCATACATGTACTTTAACACGTAACCACCTGATTCAAATGGTGACGTAGATGTAGAGGTAGGTTCAGAACCAGAAAATGCAGTGCCACCATTATTGTTTAATACTTTATATACTTTGTTTGTGGATGTAAGAAAATAAAAATTACCTTGATAAATTGATGATGCACCTGATGTTGTTGTGTTTGATGATGTTACTTGATCATCATATCTGTCAAATACTGTACTGTTTGCCCAGTTTACTCTAGGAAGAGCGTTAGAGACATCTGAACTTGTAATAAGTTTTGCAGCCAACATTGAATCATATCTGTAAAATTCGTTTGAAACTGCGTCTGCAGGTGTGGGTGGAGATGTATCTGATCCTCCACTTGTTCCACTTGTAAATGGTGTTGCTTTACCTATGAATAGATAATATGTTGATTTTGCCGCTTCTGAAAACGACTCAACAAACTGTGATGCGTTATGCAACCTAAACTTTTCTGTAATTATTGCTGTCATGACTTACTCTTCCTTTGTTATATTTATACTGTTATTTATACTCCTAAGTAGATAATCCTATCACTGAACTTAAGGTCACTGGTACACTTCCTTTTGCGATCAAGTCATTTGGTCTACCTTCGTTCAAACTTAAATCAAAGTTTTGATGTGGTATTTGTCCTTCATCAAAAAATATGTGTGTTTGTTCTGCTAATATTAGATTTGTTTGTAAATCTATATCATTTAAATCTATTTCATATAAAATTTTATCACCTGCGTCTGTAGAACTTAAATCTGTTCCATTCAACACAAGATTATCTATTTCAGAGTCTTCTAATAATATACCATCTTTGTTTTCTGGTTGTAGTGATCTTTCTAATGACATTCTAAATCCGTCAGTTCCACGTGTGCCAGTTTCTGCCATTAAGTGTACTATATTAGAGTTAGGAGAATAATCTTCTATCTCTAAAACTCCATTAACTTCTTGTGCAAAGTTTTTGTTTCCTAATAATGATTCACTAATCAGTCTTTGTCCTGTTTCTGCAAGAACTAATCCACCACCTTCTATTTCAATACCATCTTCATCTATAGAACCAGAATTGATATCGCCTTGTCCACTTTGTAAATTAACAAATGGATTTAATACAGGAAACGTGCCATCTTCATATACTAAAAATTTTCCACCTAAACTTGCTTCACTTTTTAGTGGTGTCACATTATCTAACTCTGAAATAATTTTGTTCATAAACTTAAATCCTTCAACTGATGCTGGATTTTCTAAAAGTATTTTACTATTTCTAATAATATCTACGATTCTGATTCCGTCCATATCTGCGATTGTTATTAGTTCAACATCTGTAGGATTATCTTGTAATAAAGTTTCACCTATGTTTTGTACTTGTGTTCTTCCAAAAGAAAATATAGAATCTTCTGCGATAAGATTTACTTGATTAGTTCTCTGTAAAGAATCTTCTGCGATAAGATTGTCACCATTTGTTTCTTGCACAAGAAAGTTAACAATCCCTAAAGGCTCTGTTCCGTCTAAAATAATTTTTCCATATTCAAAAGATCCGTCTGATCTATTTTCAAGTTGTATACCATCACCGTCTTGAGCACCAAATGAATCTTTTCCTAAATGTAATAATAAATTTTTCTGTGCCATTATCTTGCCCTCGCTTGTGATTGTACTACTACATTTATATTCGGAACAAATACAAGTTCGTGATCACCACCTTGAACTGATGCTGTTTCTGCGAATATTCTATTACCTTGTCCATAGATTGTAATTGTTCCCTCTTCACATTTTATACTTCCATTTGCATCTTGTGATAAAGCGCTTTCTGCTATCATGTTAACATTGCCTAAATCGTCCTCTGCAATAATTGTGCTACCTGCATTTGATGATGAACTATCACTACCATCAAGTGCAAGTGTTGATGTTGAAGAACCATCTATTGTAATTTTATCAGTTCTATTACCTATCCTTGCACCAACTCTAGGTACATGATGTCTTCTCTGTAATACTTCATCAAATATGAAATCAAATGTAGATGCAAGAATTGGTGAGAATGTTTCGGTAGAATCTACAGGGTCTGCTTGTTGTGAACCTGTCGTTCCTATTGCGGCTGATATAAATGATGCAATAGAAACTTTTCCAAATGGTGCAAATCCAGCAGGGTGTACTGCTTTCTTTAGTTCGTTTATGAATGTTGCAGTTGATTGACCAACTTGTACTTCATAAGAGAACTGTTGATAATAATAAGAATCTTGAACTCTAATTAAATCCTCACCCACTAATGATTTGACATTAATATAATTACCTTCGGTATCTTGTGTCACATCAACATCAGCAGTAGCAGTCGCAATATCTGCTAATAATATCGTACCTGTTGCACCACCAGAATCAGTGATAACAACATCTTGACCTGAGAAATCAATGTCTTCTTGATTGATTAAATTTTGACCTGCATTATTTTGTGATGTGTCTGTACCATCAAGAACAATATGATCACCAATAGATGTAGAGTTTTGTGTTTCACCAACTAATCTATCACCCGTTTCTGCTATAATTAAATTACCAACTTGTTCATTTTTTAATCTTCGATCATCAAGACTTGATTCAGCCGCTAAAAATCTTGTTCCTATATTATGTAAACTATCTAAAACTACTTTACCATTCTCATCACCAATAACACCTAAGAAAGTAGATTCTAAAAGTATGTCGCCAGAGTTATCTTCCATGTCGATACCAAGTAAAGGATTTTCACCTGCTGGTGTTTCAATTAATAATCTATCTTTGTTTACACTTGTTCCGTTTAATAAAACATTAGAACCTGCATCAGCAATAATAGTATTCCTAGATACAACTTCAACCTTTCCCCCTTCACCGCTATTATTAGGATTATAATAAAATAATTGTGGAGCATCATTTGCAACAACTATTTGTATGAATGCACCAGTAGTTCCGATTGCAGTTGTTAATGCTGATTTTGTAACACCAGTCGTATATTCAGTGCCACTGTTGTGTGTGCCATCTTCAGTTGTTGAAAATCTAAAAGGACGATTTAAAGAAGTGTTTGCATTGAATAAAGATGAATCAGATAAATCAAAATAATAAGTGTTACCTTTTTTCAATCTTAGTTGTTTTTGTCTTACATTATCTACTATGAAATAATCTTGTGCGTTAGCAGAAGCAACATCAAAATGTTTTACATCAACATTAATAAATTGTGTTGCTTCAGTTGTAACACTTGTGCCGTTTAAAATAATATTATCGTCATCATCTGTTACTTCTATTTGAGTATCCTCTGCCAATAAATTATTTTCATTTACTGCTGAACTATTACCTTCTTGAACAAAAGGTATGTTAAATGCTGTTGATTGTTCTAAATCAAATTTTATTTTATTTTCAAAAGTAGTATTTAATTGTTGTCTATCTGAGTCAAAACTTTTTACAGTTCCAACATGTGTGGTCAATGTATTATCTGCTTCAAACGTGCCAGTAATATCTTTTAAAATAAAGTGTGCGATTAACTCTACATCAGGTTTATCATTTTGATTATAATTAATTCCACTATCATTAATCACTAAAGATTCTACTGCACCAATGTCAGTTGTAAGTGCAAGAATTTTTGCACCACTACCATTAGATGATTGGACTGTTATTGTTGGAAGTGCATCATATCCTTCACCACCGTCAGATAAAAATACGTCTCTTATTGATGATGCTTCAGAATCAGTTGCAAAAGTATCATGTTCGAGTATAATTAAATCTTCGTCTGATTGGAATGCGTCTAAAGATGTTTGAGTTATGTCTGTTAATAAATTATCACCTGCGTCTGATCCACCAACATCTGTTCTATCAAGTATTAATAAATCATTTTCTTTTGGTGGATATTCTGTATAAGAACTACTATCATACGTGCCTGTTGGAAAGTCTTCGTTTCCATGATTCGCTTCAGTATTAGGCATGTAAAAAGTAATACCAGGGTATTCAATAAATGTGTGTGCGTGTGAGTTAGTTGCCCCTCCAGCGCCTGTCGCTGTCAAATATAATGGGTAGAAATAACCAGTTTTACCAGCACCTTTTTGATCATACTCTGCTGTTCCATAAAGATAGAAAGGACCGTCAATTACATCTGTTGATTCTAATGCAATAGTAAATGGTTCTACAGTAGATGTTGTTCCTACATCAATAATTAAACTACCTGAATCATCTTCTAATGTAATACCTCCACCAACGGCAGATACTACACCTGTTGCTCTTGTGATACCGTCACCACCTGTGAATGTAAGTTTATCACCTACCTCATATCCACTACCTACTGTTTGAACAAATACATCTGATACAGAACCTCTTTTAATATTATTAACAAGCACATCTGCAAAACCATTTCCTTTTGTATTATCAACTGTCAGTGCTTCTTTTGCAGTATGTAATATACCATCATTAACTATGTTTGCTTTTGTAACAATTGATTTAATAACAAATGTGATAGGTGTATCTGTTACTGCTGATGTTAAATCTAAAGTCTCTCCACTTGTAAAAGATCCTACTACATTTTCTATATCAAACTCAACGACAGAAGCTGTGTCTTGTTGAAACACAGAGGCGGCATCAACACTTGCAGTTGCACCTGATGATCTACCTGTGATTACTTGACCAACTGCTTCATTAGAAGAAGCACCTGATGATGTACATCTTATTTTTAATTTACCTCTCCAATTACCACCAGATACATTTAGAATATTTTCATTTGGATAAAATATCTCTGAATTCTCACCTAATAATATTCTGAAGAAAAGTTTGTGACCATCTCTAGTTCCTTTTGCAGAATATAGATCTTTAATATTTTTTACAAGTTTTCTTTTTGCAACACCTGTGGTAAGTGTTTTAGGTATGACACTTAAAAATGCCTCTCTAAACTGATCAAAGTATTCAAAGATTGTATTATCAATATTTGCATAATCCAACATTTGTTGAATATTCTGAACAGGGTTTGTTTTGTATTCATCTAATGTTGCTTCAGAACCTGATGTATTTCCTTTAACAATTTCACCAAGTTCAAACCTTTGATTTGATGTGATATAGATTTGAGAGTTTCTTGCATCATTAACAAGCACAGTTGCTTCGGCACCTGATGTTTGTCCTACTATTGTTTCACCTACTGTAAATTCAACTGAGTCTTCTAATACAACTCTGTTATCATCTGTTTCTTCTAAAACATAAGATTTAGTGACAGGTTCTAAAACAAGGTAGTTTGTAGTATAAGTAAACTTCATCCTCGCAGACTCTAAAAATTTATAGAAGTCTCTTACGAAGTTTCTGTAAGTTTCGAAATCTGAGTCTTGTAAAAAGTCTGGTAGTTGACCTTTTATAAGAGGTGATATCTTTTTATTGAATTTAGGATCATGACTCATTTTTATTCATTAATAACTTGACGTGCCACCTGATGATGTCACAGTGGTTGTGGCAGTTGTTCCAGAGCCAGTGGTTGTTGTAGTTGTGCCTGATGTTGTGGCTGTATCGATATTACCATTTAAACTTGTATTAACAAAATCAATTTCTAATATTTGATTTCTTACTGGCACAATATCATTTGAATTAGGTGTCACTATAATTCTTATTTGTGATGATGTTAAATTATCTACATTAAGAACACCAGTGATATTAATATTATTAATTGTTATCAAACCAGAATCATAGTCTATTGTGCCTGCGTTTGAGTCTGCATAGTTTCTTGTTGTTCCAACGATTGAGTATCTTCTTAAATTACCTTGACCATCATCATCAAAGAAAAACTCTGATGTTGTATCTGTTCCTACTCTAAAACCAGTTGATGAAACAACACCACCAGTTGATGCTAGATAACCATCCTCTGGGTGTAATAACGCATTGTTAAAAGGTATTCTATATGAAGTTGTTGTTCCTTGTGTTGGTGTTAAGAACTTTGAAAGTTTAACAGATGTTGTACTATTTAAAATAGAGTTATCTGCTTCATCGATAAGTTTTGAAACAGCAGATGCTCTGTATTGTGAATTAAATGTTTGTAATGTATTAGAATTGTATGATTGTAATGCAGTAGTAATTAAACCATCAATATCACTTGATCCTAAAGTTGTTGCAGACGTGTCAAAACTATATCTAATTGCAAGTCTTAAAAATGTTGTTTCTGGGTCAACAATAACAGGTGTTATAGATGCAATCGTATAAGTTTTTAAATCACTTACCAATTGTGTTTTTTGTGATGATGTTAAGTTTGCACCAGTTGTAGATTTGATTGATATGAAAACTTTTCCATACTCAGGTGTTGATGTCACACCAGTTGATGAATTAAAACTTCCGTCCTCTCCACCAAAAACTGAAACTGCTTGTGTATTTGCAAAAACTCTTTTGACCACTGACTCATAATCAGATGTTGTTACAGCTCTACCTTGTGATGCATAATTCAAAGGTGCATTTAATTTTATTGATCGTAATGTCTCAGGTTCTGCACCACCGATTGCATTTGATACTGTGGTTACAGAAATATTTGTTTCGTCACCAATCGAACTTGGTGGATTAAATAATGATGCACCATTTGCTTCAGTTTTGTTTGTAACAACATATGTTAAAAATACAATGTTACCATCTGCCACTGCTTTTGAAACTACGTCATCTCCAAAGTAAACTTCAAATTGACCTCCCTCAGTTTCTTGTAAATAATAAACTGTAGATGTAGATTCTAATTGTGTGATATCAGTTGCCTTTGTATAAGTTGTTGAAGTTGTATCTGTAGATGAGTTCTGAACTGTGACTCTTAGTGTGGATGTATCGGCACGATTGTCTCTTAATAAAAATCTTTGTTCTAAGTCTGATGTATCAACTGTATATCTTGTTGTAATGTATGTACCTTCAAAAACATCTATAGAATCAAAGTTAACAGAATTACCAAACTTAAATCTTTGTATATCATTCGCTGTTACAAAATTGTAATCTGTGCCATCATATGTTGTTGAAAATTTTGTACCTGCTGGCATTGTGATAGATGTTTGATCAGAAACCACTGTCACGTTGATTTGTGCTTTTGGTGCTCGGGCAGATTGAACTTCATAACCTAAAGTTTTTGCGTGTGATACCACAGATGAACGTAAACCTGCTGTGTCTAAGAACATTTCATTTGCAGCCATGTTTGCATTGTAACCAAGATAGTGAGTGTTGTATGCAAGTGTGTCTAACAATATGTTCATTGCAGAACCATCGAAGTCGTAATCTTTTAAAACATCTTGATCTTTTAAAAAAGTTTTTAAATTATCTTTTATTTCATCAAAGTCAAGTTCCGTTACTCTTAAATTTTTTTTATTTACAGTCGTTGCCATTATCGTAATCTCTCTAGAAAGAGGTCTAAGTTTACTAATTCTGTAGGGTAGTTTCTAACGTAAAAATCAACAGTGACCTCATATGCGTTGTCATCAAATCTTGGTATCGCTCTTACAGATTGTAGTCTAGCACGAGGTTCAAAGTTTGTAATTACGTCTTCTACTTTTCTTGCAAGTACAACACTGGTGACAGGTGACATATTTTCAAATAATAAATCACGAACACCTGATGAGATCTCTGGGTGAAATGGTTTCTCATGAGGATTAAATTGTACTAAATTACGAATTGATCTTTTGACAGCCTGAATATCTTCTACAACGCTAACATCTTTATTTGTTCTTCTTGTGAAAAATAAATCTAAATCAGTGTTTATTCTTGCAGACTTACTACTTTTGTTTGTTAATTGTGCGTCTGTGCCAAAATTACCTGAAACGTGTGCCATAAAGATACTCTCCTATAAGAGTATTTATACACTAATCACCGA